AGATGTCAACTGTTTACAATAGTATGTTTGACAGGGGTGCAATAACAGGCAATGAATACAGAAAGCTGTTAGGTTTTGAGGTTACAACGGAGCAAATGCATGATAAGTATTTAATAACAGGTAATTACGGATTGATTGAAGATATTGACATACCTAATGAGGATCTAAGCAATGACGGCAGCGAAAAATACAACGATTATATGGGTTAGGGGTTATGGGTGGCAGTTTGTAAATATGGGTGTATTTACAGCTTTTATAAATTTTGATGCTGTTGACTTTTTTGCTGAAATAGTTTTAAATCTTGAATATAACAGAAATTAAAAAACATTGCCAAAGTATAGCTAAACGGGTGTACCCTGAAACGGAAAAAGAAAAGAACTGCATTAATGAGTATGGCAAAATGATAATAAGTCGCGGCCATTTTACAAAGGAATTGATTAACTTTATCAGCAAATATGACAGCACGGCAAAGGAGAATATATTGGAATCGGGAGAGGAATAAGGCCGTTAAATACATCAACAAGTATCAGCGCAAATTTTACGGGGCTTTACAATCTGATATGCAGGGCTTTCAGGATGCTTTGCAGAATAGTGAACAGGCTGCAAGGCGTTATATAAATACCTTGCTTTTTAGTGATGGAATAAGCGGTACTTTAAATCAACTGATTAGGGAAGTGGGTGTAAGATACGCAAGGCAAAATTATAATAACCTCCGCAAAGAAAAACAGTTTGGAACGTCTGAAGAGTGGGTGCAAATGATACTTGAGTATTTAGGCACTAACTTTTACAATCAAGGCGTTTTACAAATAGTGCAAACGAGTCGGGGCATGATGCTGGATATATTGGATAGAGGCAATAGGGAGGGGTGGGGTTATTACGACTATGCAAAGTATATAAGTGAGAATGTGCCGGGGCTTAACAGGAACAGGGCTGATATGATTGCAAGGACGGAGGTCGGGCGTGCTATTCATGCAGGTACGTTTGTCGGGGCGGATAAGTCACCGTTTCAAAAGCAAAAGATGTGGGTAGCTGCTAAGGATAATAGAACAAGGGGCAATCCATTCAAAGGGCAAAAGGACAAAGCAGATCACTGGCATCTGGATGGGCAAACGGTGGATTTTAATGATAAGTTTGTAGATAGTAGGTCGGGTACTGAGTTAGATCATCCGCATGATCCACAAGCAAAAGCGGTGGATGTTATTCGTTGCCGTTGTACATTTGCAGTAGTTAATAAAAGGGATGCGAATGGGCGGTTAATAAGGAAAACTAATATAGTTGACAGATTTAGGTTTTAATATTAAATAACTAATTCAATTTTGTTAATATGCCAAGTCCGAGAGCGAATGAAAGCAGGGATCAGTTTTTAGATAGGTGCATGGGTGACTCTGAGATGGTAGGTGAGTTTGGGGATAACGATCAGAGATATGCGGTTTGTGTATCGTACTGGCAAAATAAAAAAGCAATGAATACTATTCAGCATAAGGTTTACGATTTAAAGGCGCTCGATGTGGATACATCTAATAGAAGCGTAAAGGTTGCCATTGCTGAAATGGAAAGCATTGATAGAGATGGTGATGTATTTGACAAGTCAGCATTTGACAAGACAATAGCAGAACGCGGGCCTTTAGGATCGAATGAAATTTGGCATTTGATAAACCATGAGCGTAAATTAGAAAGCAGTTTAGGTAAGTTCCAAAAGTTATATAAAGAGGGCAAATATATCGTAGGTGAAAACAATTACCGGGATATGTTCCTTTGGAAAGAGGTGGCATGGCCTTTGTATGAAAAGGGGGATATTACCCAGCATTCGGTCGGTTTTACGGTATTAAATCAACAAAAGGGCGTGGATCACAATGTAATTACACAAGTGGCATTATGGGAAGGTAGCGCTGTTTTATGGGGTGCTAATCCTAATACACCTACTTTTGAGGTGGTTAAATCCTTTTTGGAGCAAAAGAAAGAAACGGCTTTTGATTACATGGCATGGGTAATTAAAAAGCTGAAAGACGGTAAATATACCGGAGAAAACGAATCACTATTAGTAAACGAATTGCAGGAAGTATCAGCATTATTTTTGCCGCAGGAAACTGCACAAAAAGACATTAAGCCGCAGGAAGCTGCACTGGATGTAAATAAGCTGAAAAATGCAATAGACATACAATTATTAAAATTTATAAAATAAGAAAAATGGCAAATGAAATCCTCGATGCACTTAATCCTCTTGTGGATGGCATCAAATCTGAAATCAAGGCTATCGATACAAAATTAGCCTCTGACATCGCGCAACTTAACGAAGATGCGCAAAAGAAAAATCAAACTATTGGCGAACTGAGCGACAAAGTAAAAGAATTTGCCGCCGCTGCTAATCGTTTGAAATCTGGCGTTGAAACTGACGCTAAAAAAGACTGGTCAAATTCTGACAGATTCAAATCTGCTATTATGGACATCGTAGCTGAGAACTTCGATAAGATCAAATCTGAAACAGCGTTCACAGCTACTAAGGACACAAAAGATATGAGCCTTACCAGCAATCTGACTGGTACTTCTCAGATCAGCTACGTTCCTAACGCTATCATGCGTTCTTTCTATAATCCGCATCTTTATGATGTGTTCCGCATCATCCCTACTGCTACTGGTAATGTTACTTTCCCTCGTGCAAGTGATACGGTTAGTGAAGGATCATTTGGTGCTCAAACTGAGGCAAACAGCAAAGCGCAAATTGACTACAATATCACTATGGTGAATGTAGCGGTGCCTTTCATCGCTGGTTTCTCTAAGGTTAGCCGTCAAATGCTGCAAGATCTGCCTTTCTTACAAGCGTACCTTTCTCAATCTCTTGTTGAAGATTGGAACAGAGCGGTTAACACTCGCTTCCTGAACACTATCGCTTCTGGATCTACTGCACTTTCTACTGCTGCAACTGTTAATGCTGAGAAAATGATTGACGGTGTAGCGCAACACGGTGCACTCGGATTGGGTCAGCCTAACCTGATCCTGACTACTCATGCTTCATGGGCTACTTTGATGAAGACTAAACCTTCTGATTACAGCATCCCCGGCGGTGTAACTATCGGAGCTAATGGTGAAACTCGGATCGTTGGTGTTCCTGTGGTTCCTCATTCTCAGGTTACTGGATCACGTTTCTACGTGTTAAATACTGATGCTTTCGGTATTGCTCAGGCTTCTGCTTTGAGTGTACGTAGCACAGAATTTGATGACAAAGACTTCCAAAAGAACTTAATCACTTACCGTGCTGAGGCTCGTATTGAACTTCTGAGCTTCCAACCTAAAGCAGCGGTTTACGGTACTACAGGTACTGCATAAGGTTTGTTTTTTTGATTGTGTAAATTGCCCTCCAATCTTGGGGGGCTTTTTTGTATATTTGAAACATGAAAGCCTTATGCCTTAATTTAGATAGCAGACCCGACCGCTGGGAGCTGGCACAAAAAGAATTTAAACAGCAAGGGTTAAATGTAGAAAGGTTTGCCGCTGTTCATCATGAAGATAAATTTATATCTTTTAATCTGTCAATGGTAGCGATATTAAAAACAATAACTGAAAATACTATTGTTTTTGAAGATGATGTAAAGTTTGTAAATAACAATTTGCAGGAGGTGTTAAGTACAGCACCGGACGGGTGGGACATACTTTATCTATCCGGTCATGTTTTAGCGCCTTTAAAGCACGTAAAAGATCATTGGTGGCGCTGTAAAGAAACTCATACAACGCATTCGGTAATATACACACCTAAGGCGGCTAATTACATTTTAGGCAGGTACGATCCATATAAGCATGGTATTTATGATGATTGGCTTTTAAGGGTTATACAGCCGCTTTTAAAGTGTTATATTTGTAAGCCTTACATTACTACTCAAAGGCCGGGGTTTAGTGATCTTTGGCAAACGGAAACGGATTACGGTATATTACACACTCAAAGTAAGCTGTTATGATTTATCATGTAACTTATGCAGATGGTCAAATGAGTAAAAGCGCTATGTTAGCGCAAAAGTCAGCATTAAAGCACGGGTGTAATTTTTCCGTGTTTATGAATGAAAAAAGTATTAGTGCTGAATTTTACAATCTTAATAAATCAATATTAGATCAAAACAGGGGGGCGGGTTATTGGTTATGGAAACCGTACATCATTAATAAAATGCTAAACAGGATTAATGAAAATGAGTATTTAGTATATACAGATGCGGGTGTTGAGTTTGTAAATGATATAAGCATTTTGATAAATAAAATGGATCAGGATGTTTTTATATTTGGCAATAACTATTCTCATTATGATTGGTGCAAATCGGATGTAATAAAGACTATTTTACCTGACTGGGAATATCAATACATAAATGATAAAAGACAGGCACAGGCGTCTGTTCTGATTGTAAAAAATACGGAGG